AAAACCAAAGGAAGAATGGTATGAAAAAGCGATATGCAGACGGTGGTGAGATAGCTGCCCAGCAGCCCACTTATCCTTTCTATGGCAACCAGCCGGTAGCGTCTACGACACAGCCTGAGTCTGGTGTTAATCAGACGTTCAACATTCAGCCTGGCGTAGCAGGTGGTCAGCCTACTCAGATGAAGAAGGGTGGCAAGGTATCGTCTGCATCTAAACGGGCGGACGGTTGCGCTACTAAGGGCAAGACACGCGGGAGAATGGTGTGAAACCGCAGGCTAAGGTTGGCCGCGTCATGCGCGAGTTCAAGAAGGGCGAGCTGAAGTCTTCGTCCGGTCAGAAGGTAACAAACCCTAAGCAGGCCATTGCAATTGGCTTATCCGAAGCTGGTATATCCAAGAAAGCAAAAGGTGGCGAGATGAAAGAGTCAAAAGCAATGATGAAGAAGGAAGTGTCGTTCATGAAAAAGAAGGGCGCTCCTAAGTCCATGCTGAAACATGAGATGGCTGAGGCCGGTATGAAGAAGGGCGGCAAGGTCAAGAAGATGGGTATGGGCGGCAGTGCTGTTCCTTATGGGCCTCCTTCTGGAGTAAAAGAATCATTAATGGCAGGAAGCAAATCAGGTCAACTTCCTCCGCCTTCCCAGCCTCGCATAGGGCCTGGATTGCCAGGACCTATGCCAAGACCAGTATCAAGGCCACCAACCCCAAGGCCGCCTAATCCTGTGTCAAGACCTCTACCTAAACCTCGCGGCACCGGCCCAAATGATGGCGGCCCTCGCAATCCTGGCCCGATGCCTAGGCCACGCACTCCAATCAAACAGGTTCTTAATAAGCCTGCCGGCATGATGAAAAAAGGCGGTAGCGTTAAGAAGATGGCTTCTGGCGGTAAAACTAAGAAGTATTGTTAAAGGAGATTAAAATGACTAGATATGCACCCGGTTATACAGGCCCAATGAGTCCAGGCGGTCGTCCTCGTCCTACCCCCAAACCTCGTGACATAGGAACTGGAATGGGTCCTCGCCCTACCATAACTCCTCGCCCTCGTGACATAGGAACTGGGAATGTGCCGCCACCCGGTATCGGCCCAATAAAGCAAGCTCTTAATAAACCTGCCATGAAAAAAGGCGGCAGCGTTAAAAAGATGGCGAGCGGTGGTCTAGCTGCTGGTCACAAAGCTGCTGATGGCGTTGCTCGTAAAGGCAAAACTAAAGCAAAGCAAGTCAAAATGGCAGGCGGCGGCAAGACGAAGAAGTATTGCTGATAGAGGCTAGATATGATGCCATCACGCGGGATGGGCGCAGTACGCCCAGCAGTCATTAGGAAGATCAAGAAACGGGACGGAAACGAACCGGTGACGGTCTATAAAGACGGCGGCAAGGTTAAGTCTCGCGTGAATGAAGCTGGCAACTACACCAAGCCTGGGATGCGAAAGTCCTTGTTCAATCAGATCAAGAACTCAGCTACTCAGGGTACGGCGGCAGGCCAGTGGAGCGGCAGAAAAGCCCAGCTGTTAGCTAAGAAGTACAAGGCGAAGGGCGGAGGTTATAAGTGAAAGCTCCGCAGCAGTCTCTTAAGAACTGGGGTGACCAGAAGTGGCGTACCAAGAGCGGGAAGCCGTCCTCAAAGACGGGCGAGCGATACTTACCGACAAGCGCGATCAAGTCATTGACGCCTGCCGAGTATGCTGCCACGACGAAGGCAAAACGGGCAGGGAAGAAAGCTGGCAAGCAGTTCGTCGCGCAACCAAAACGCATAGCCCAGAAGACCTCGAGGTTTAGATAATGTTGAGATACGCCTATATCCATTGCAAGCCTGATGGGACGTTATTTTATGTAGGCAAGGGCGCACTTCGTCGCGTCAAAAACTTATCGGAACGCAACCCGCATCATCAGGCAACAGTAAAAAAATACGGGCGAAAAAACATTTTAATTGGCAGCATGGAATGTTCTTCACACGAAATTGCTTATGATTTGGAAGTAGGAATAATTAAGTGCCTAAAACGTATGGGCGTAAAGCTTACAAACTTTACGGCTGGTGGCGAGGGTGGCAAGGAACCGTGTGAAGAAACTAGGGCAAGGATATCTGAGGCGGCTAAAAAACGGGGTGTATCATTAGCTTGCCAAGAGGCTAGGAACAAAGCAAAAAAAGGCAAGCCATTGTCTGAAGAGGCAAAGCAAAAGTTAAGAATTGCTCACAAAGGTAGAGTGTTTACTGGCGAGCATAAAAAGAATATAAGTATTTCTGCAAAAAAACGAGGAATGTCTGCGGAAGTTCTTGCAAAGGCTCACGCTGCTACTAGAGGAAGAAAACAATCTCCCGAAGAAATAGCAAAACGCGCTATTTCTTTAAGGGCTGCATTTGCTGCAAGACGAGCGTTAAAGGTGCAATGATGGCGGAAACTACAACTACAACATCATTTAATCCAACTTTAGTGGAACTTTGCGAAGAAGCCTTTGAGCGTTGCGGGCTTGAGCTGCGTAGTGGCTATGATTTCCGTACTGCTCGCCGCAGCTTGAATTTCATGCTGACGGAGTGGGCAAACCGTGGCATCAATCTGTGGACGATTGAGCAGGGTCAAATCACGCTGGTACAAGGGACAACTACCTATGATCTACCTGTCGATACCGTTGATCTTCTTGAGCACGTTATTCGTACTTTCCCTAGCTCTATTGCCAACCAGACTGATATCAACATTAACCGGATCTCGATATCCACTTACTCCACTATCCCAAACAAGCTGACGCAGGGGCGCCCGATTCAGGTGTGGGTGAACCGCCGGTCTGGGCAGACTACGGACGGTGAGATTCTGTATCCTCAGATTAACGTTTGGCCTTCGCCGGATCAGGGAACAGCAGAATCTCCGTACTACTACTTTGTGTACTGGCGGCTGCGCAGGATGTATGACGCTGGCAACGGTGCGAACGTGGAAGATATTCCATTTCGCTTCCAGAATGCGCTGGTGGCAGGGCTGGCATACATGCTGTCAGTCAAGCTGCCGGATGCGTTGCAGCGTGTATCAATGTTGAAACAGCAGTATGACGAGGCTTGGGAGTTGGCTGCGGGTGAGGATCGTGAGAAGGCGCCGGATCGTTTGGTGCCACGGATGATTACTTACAGGTGATGTATGCCAAGTAAGTACGCATCCGGTAAAAAGTCGATTGCGGAATGTGACCGCTGCGGCTTTAGATACTTGCTGAAAGAGCTTAAAACTCTGACAATCAAGACGAAGAACGTCAAGATTAAGGTGTGTCAGAGCTGCTGGGAACCTGACCAGCCGCAGTTAAGCCTTGGTATGTACCCGGTCAATGATCCTCAAGCTGTACGGGAGCCTCGGCCAGATGTCAGTTACATTCAGTCTGGATACACAGGCATACAGACTAAGTTTAATACTGGCCCTGAAGAAGATGAAACAGGGTATCCAGGCGGCGGTAGCAGGATTATTCAGTGGGGTTGGTATCCGGTAGGCGGATCTAGGGCTAACGATGCTGGACTGACGCCGAACAATTTGGCGGTGCCGGGGGTAGTAAATAGCGTAACCGTATTAACAACGTAGGAGTTCAGAATGGATACTAGCAAGATGAAGTCTATCGCTTCCAAGGCGGTTAAAACCCACGAGAAGCGTATGCACAACATGGCAAAAGGTGGCGTTACAGGCGAAGCCATGAAAAAATACGGGCGCAACGTGGCGCGTGCTATGAATCAGCGTGGCAATTCAAGGGGCAAATAATGGCTAAGTTCTCGATGAAAAAGCAGGGGAAAGAAGTTGGCCCTGCTTCGACGTATGCCCAGCCGCACACGATGGAAGGCGGCAAGACCAGCATTGATACGTACAGCAAGTACGCGACTGGCACGAGCGTGATGAACGAAATGAATGTGTCGGTTGGTGGGATTAGTAAGGGTAACTACAAACCAATCAACCCATACGGTGTTGGTGAGATGCGTGGTTACGGCGCTGCTACTAAGGGCCGCAAGATCAGCGGGAAGATGGGCTGACATGACTTACACAGAGTTAAAAGCCGCTATTCAGGCGTATACCGAGAATTACGACTCAGATTTTGAGACGTACATAGACACGTTTATCCGTCAGACGGAGACGCGGGTATACAACTCTGTGCAAATCCCTGCGCTGCGCCGGAACGTTACCGGCCTGCTGACAGCGGAGAATAAGTATCTATCTGCCCCATCAGACTTTCTGGCAGTGTATTCAATGGCGGTCGAGGATCAAGAGGGTCAGTACCACTATCTGTTGGATAAGGATGTGAACTTTATCCGTGAGGCGTATCCCACGCCGACAGATCTTGGGCTGCCGCTGTACTACGCGATCTTTGGCCCGACGGTGGTGAGCGATACGATTACGAATGAGCTGACGTTCATTCTGGGTCCCACGCCCAATCAGGCGTACAACGTTGAGATGCACTACTACTATTACCCAGAGTCGATCGTGACTGCGCAGACAACTTGGCTGGGCGATAACTTCGATCCGATCCTTTTGTACGGTTCGCTGCGTGAGGCGTATCTGTTTATGAAGGGCGAGGTCGATATTATTCAGAACGTGGACGCCAAGTACAACGAGGCTATGGGTCAGCTGAAACGTCTGGGCGATGGGCTTGAGCGTCAGGATGCTTATCGTTCTGGCCAGCTTAGGGTTAAGGTGACGTAATGGCGCTCCGTCAAGGATTGACCACAAGCTTTAAGAAAGAGATTCTGCTGGGTGAGCATAATCTCGAATCGAACACGTTGAAGATTGCGCTGTATACGGCGCTTGCTACGCTGGACGAGAACACGACGGAATACACCACGACGAACGAGATCACTGGTACAGGCTATACGGCAGGCGGTGAAGCGCTGTCGGGGGTGTCGGTGTCTACGTCAGGGCTGATTGCTTATGTCAGCTTTGATAATGTGGTGTGGGATCCGGCGTCATTCACGGCGCGGGGCGCTTTGATCTATAACGAGAGTGTCGGCAATAAGTCGATAGCGGTTTTGGACTTTGGATCTGACAAGCAGACCTCGACAAAATTTACCATTGAAGTACCGCCCGATACGGCAACGGCGGCGATTATCCGTATAACTTGAGGAACGATCATGCAAGTAGAAAAAGCTAAAGCCAGCGATGTTGTTGCCACGACGATAACTCGCACAGGATCCGCTGCCGAGACTGCACATGCTGGCGGCGTTTTTTATTTTGAGTGCTACGACAAAGACGGCAACCTAAAGTGGCAGGACAGCTGCCATAACTTGGTGGTGAACGTCGGCCTCAAGTTTATCAACGACACAGTTTTGACTGGATCTGGCTACACCGCGGCTTGGTATGTGGGCTTGATCACTGGCCCAGCAGCTAACACGACAATCAGCGCTACAGATACGTTGGCATCGCACGGAGCTACGGGCGCGGGTGGTTGGACAGAAGATACAAATTATGCTGGCAACCGCAAGGCAATCACGTTTGGTGCGGCAACGACTGCTAACCCAGCGGTATCGACTAACGGTACGGCGGTGCAGTTCACGATGAATGGTACGACAACGGTTGCAGGCGCTTTCTTGGCGAACGTGGCTTCTGGTACGTCAGGCACGTTGCTGTGTGCTTCTGACTTCCAAGCGCCGGGCGACCGTTCTGTGGTTAGCGGCGACGTGCTGAACGTCACCTACACATTCAACATGGCAGCTTAAGGGGTAGATCATGGCCTTCAAGAAGAATGATGTAGTCCGCGCAAGGGTAACGGTTCCACAGGGTCCGATTGTAAAGATGCGCATGGATGATGACGGCAACGTTGAGTATCTGGTGGAGTGGTCTGATGGTGAGGCTACGCATCAGCGCTGGTTTACTGAAGACCAGATTGAAGCGGCGGAGTAATCATGCCAGAGGGCGGCTGGTCTTCTGGCACATGGGGTCAAGCCGGCTGGGGATGTTCTGTTTATGATCGGGCATCCTCGGATACCGCTACTGCCACAGATTCTGTAGTTGCTACGGCGACGTATAGCCGGTCTGTATCTGAGACTGCCACGGCGTCAGATTCTGTTGTAGCGGCGGTTAGTTTTGTATGTGCTGTATCTGAGACTGCGACTGCGAGCGACGCTTGTTCTTCTGCGGTTGTGGTGTCTGCAAGTGTGATTGAAACGGCAACAGCGTCTGATAGTGTTGCTGCGACGGTAGAGTTTGGTTGTGCGGTTTCTGAGACGGCGACGGCAAACGATCAATGCACAGAGTTTTTAAGCTTTGATTGTGATGTGCAGGAAACTGCCACGGCGTCGGATGCGGTATCTGCGTCGGCTGAGTTCCAGGCTTCCATCTCTGAGACTGCCACCGCAAGCGACAGCGTAGTAGGCGGAATCGTTTACGACTCCTCTGTAAGCGAAACGGCTACGGCGTCAGACTCTGTAAGTGCGGCGCAGACCTTCCCAGCGTCAATCGCAGAAACTGCCACGACATCAGATGCGGCATCGGCGCTTGCTGCGTTCTTGGTTAGGGTCATTGAAACGGCAACAGCTTCGGATCAGGCAAGTACTCAGGCTGAACTAAATGCCTTTGTATCTGAGACGGCAACCGCTACAGATGCGCCATCAGCAGCTTCGATCTTTTATGCAAGTATTATCGAAAGTGCAACAGCTTCAGATGCAATTGCTAGGCGGTTGTTGTGGGAGTTGATTGATGACAATCAGAGTGTCAGCTGGCAGAATGTCGCTAACAATCAAGCAACATCGTGGGGCGATATTAACGATGATTCGTCCGGCGGATGGCAGGGAATAGACAACAATCAAGCGGATAACTGGAGCGACATTAACGACAATCAGAATCCGAACTGGCAAAAAATTTCTGTGTAAGGACAGATCATGGCAAGTACTTATAGCGCCCTAAAGATTGAACTGATTGGTACAGGTGAGCAGGC